TTCAACAGCATTCTCGGTTGCTGATGCTGCATTCTTGGCTGCTTCAACAGCATTCTCGGTTGCTGATGCTGCATTCTTGGCTGCTTTAAGAGCATTAGCAACAAGATTATCGGCAATAACAGCAGTATCATAAGTATCCTTGTCATTTTTAGATTCAACAGTTTGAGTAGGATATTTTTGAAAAACATCAACAACAGCCTTATTCTTAATAAACATCGCCTTCAAAAGGTCCTTCAAACGTGCCTTCTTCGCATCAGCAGCAGCCTTCTCTCTCCTATCCTTATCCTCCTTCTCCTTTACAGCATTGTATTGTTCTACTTTGTTTGTTTTATAATATTTTACCTTTCCTTCTTTTGGTTTGTCATTTTCCCATTTGCCATCAAAGTATTTAACTAATGAGGGTTTATTGGTTTTTGATGATTTATAATTCCACCATAGATCTTTCAATTTCTCTTCATTTGTGTTTTTATCATACCGATCATATTCGTTAATTGTTGTCAAATTGTAGCTCATTATTCCTTTTCCGTGTCTTTTATTGTCTTTCCATTTACCATTGTATATTCCATGTTTATCATATGATTGTAACGATTCGGAGTATTCCATTTTTCCTTCACCTTCTTTTACATATTCTTTTTTCCATGTTTTAGGATTCCATATTACTTTATATTGACCCTCATATCTACCGATAGTCTTCATAATTCCGTTGCTATCAATGAAATTTGTTTTAATTATTTCTGTGCCACTAGCTGTATAAACCTGTTTTCTGATGACTCTTGTCACAGCCTTTCCATTTCTTTTACTTTTACTTATACTTATTTCATATCTGTTTCCCCGAATATCTGTTTCATGATATGGATATTCAACAACACCATTCTTCCATGTTCCATTTATAATTATACCATCTTTTGTTTGAACTTTTCCTGTTCCATTGAGATTGTCTTCGTTATTGGCAAATTCGTCATCAAAATTAAAGTTATCTCTTATCTTAGCATTTATTGTAACATTTCCAAATGTTATTTGATAAATCTTATTTTTAGCATCTTCAACAGCAGCCTTCTTCGCATCAACAGCAGCCTTCTCATCGGCCTTCTCCACGGCCTTCTTCTCAGCAGCAACAGCCTTCTCAGCATCAGCAGTCTTCTTCGCATCAATACTATTTTTATTCAATATATACCATATTAAGTTTTCAGGATTATCATTTGCAAACTTATTATTACCCAAAAGCCACAACGCTGTCATGATAACAGTTTCGTATAGATTGATTTTGTCATCTTTTATCTTTGATATATTGACTTTTTCACTCACGTGTGTATTTTGATCATGTTGTATACCAAAATAATATGCATCATATATATCTCCTTCTTTATCTCCTTCTTTATTTTCATTTTCTGGAATACTTATTGCGTTATAATCATCTTCTGCAATACTGTTGTAATTTTTTTGAATATCGTCTACAGTTTTAACTTCAAATGATGATATTGTTTCCATATCTGTGCTTTCAAAAATATTTTTCAAAGCTCCAAAGCATTTAGTTATATTATCGGAGCTAATAGCACCACCTTTTTTACTTTTATTATATGATCTACTATCATTATCGTCAGCGGGAACAGAAGGGCGATTATATCCCAAAAGACTCGGGGCGATAGTAGCCTTTGTATTAGGATTTGTGTCCACCACCTCAGCATCAGGAGCGGCGTCACCCTGAACAATAGGCTTCGCATATCCCTCTTCATCTCCCTCTTTCGCGGCAACAGCATCAGCAACATCAGCATCAGTATCAGTAACATCAGCATCAGTAGCAGCAGAGACGGTCTCCTCACTGGGCACAGCAACAGCACTCTCACCCTCAGCATCAGTATCAGCAACATCAGTAGAAGAAGTGGCGTTATCCAGAACAGTAGTCTTCTTATATCCCTCTCCCTCTTCCTCCTCCACCTTCTCCTCTTCCGCCTTCTTCGCAGCAACAGGGGCGGTGTCCCCCTCAGCAGTAGCCTCTCCTTCCTCAGCAGCAACAGGGGCGGCGTCACCATCAACATAAGGAATTTCTTCTATTATTAAGTTTGTGCTTAATTTTGTGTCGACGAGACATAAATACATTACATTCTTTTGGATTTGCGTCATGTTATTGTCAAATATATCCTACTTGACTTATATATAATTTTTATGTATGTATAATCATATGAATATAAAAGTATGTGTGATATACAATATGGAAACAGTAAAAATAGTCGATGTGTTTTCAATCTACCGATGATGTATCTTATGTAAATAAAATTGTAAAAATTCAAAAATGGTGGAGAAAAATTATTACTTCAAAAATAACGAAACCATTTGACGATGATAAACAGTATATAATAGACTTATTCAATAACAAAGTAAAAGGCATAGAAGTGTGTTTGAAAAATCAAAATACCAATCATTGTGGAAAAGAAGGTCATTGGTTAGAATCACAAATGGGAATAAAGCATAACTCGAGTAATGAACCAGATATTAAAGGGTACGAAATGAAAAAAGCTTCCAAAAAAACAACACTTGGTGATTTCAGTGCAAGCGAATATGCCTTTTCTGGAAAAAATAAAAGAGAGCATATAAATATTCTCAATAACTGGAACGATAGTGAAATGACAATAAGTAGAAGTGATTTTATAAAATGGTTTGGAAATCCTAATGTAAAGAAAAATAATAGATACTCGTGGTCAGGGAGTTGCGTCCCAGTATATGGCAAATGGAACAATAATGGACAAACAATATCTATAAACAAAGATAAGGATATTATTATATATTACTCATTTTCTCAAGATTCAAGAAGTAAAAAAAATGAGTTTCCTTGTTATTTGAAAAAAGACAATGTAGTAATCGCAATATGGAAATCTGAAAAAATGAAACCTCACATTGATAACAAATTTAACAAAAAGGGATTTTTTATTTGTAAAAAAAAAGGTAAAACTTATCAAAGCATTTGTTTTGGAAAGGCTTTTAACTTTGATTATTTTATAGAATGTATCAAAAACAAAAAAATTATATTTGATAGCGGAATGTATGATGGAAATTTGAGAAATTATTCTCAATTTAGAGGATCTTTTTTTTGGAACGAACTAATTACCGAAGAATATTGATAATATATTTACCCAAATGATATGCGAATTGACAAGCAACCGCATTTCCTATTTGCATTATAATATCTTTATTCGAACCTAAAATAATATAATTGTCAGGAAAACTTTGAATTCTTTTGAGTTCAAGAATTGTAAGTCTTCTCACATTTTCTTCATCGTATTTAACCAATGCATCATATCCGTCTTTCCAATATCTGGCAGGAATTGTATAAGAAGGTTTGTCAATGTCTAACATCTGTGCACCAAATCCAAATCCTTTTTGTTTATTTACTGTTTTTTTCTTAGCTATTCCAGCTAATGCTTTTTCACTCAAGTAATATTTTTTCTCCACGTTTTCTCTAGGTATCAAAATGTTCTTTACAGGAATCCTGTCATGTATAGACTCGAAAACAGGTTTGGGTTCTTTAGGAATTATATTCAAATCTTTCCTGATACCTATAATGATGACACGTCTTCTATTTTGAGGTACTTCAAAATCACTCGCAAACAGTTTGTTAATAATACAGTTATAATCTTTATTTAATTGTTCCATAATAATGTCAATCACTTTTTCACCACTATCGGTTTTTTTAGATAACATTCCCATAACATTTTCCATAATAAAAGCTTTTGGTTTGAAATAATCCAAATATTTGACATATTCCATAAATAATGCATTTCTAGGATCATTTTTATCTCTCTTACCCGCAATACTGAAACTTTGACATGGTGGTCCTCCAACTAAAACATCAACTGATTTATTTTCAGTATTGTACTTTTGATCAAACATTTCAGGAGTAAAGCTTGTCAAATCTTCACAATATGCCTTGTGTTCGAAATTTTGATTATAACTTTCAATAGCCTTGTCCCAAATATCTATTCCAGCAATGACATTTAATCCTGCATCTATTAATCCCTTTGACATACCTCCACACCCACAGAACAGATCAATAACATTAACATCACTATTTGTTTTATCATGAGATTTGCCAATACTTAAATTTTGACATTTTTCAATCAACTGTGTAGGATCGATATGTGACATATATTCCTTATATATTGTTTTATATCTTAAAGTCATTTTTTAATTATAATCTTTCAATATTTCAATATTTATTGACATCATCACAAAGTGGGATCGTGAAGACTATTTGACAATATGGTATCTTTTGATAGGTCATTAACAACATTTCTTTTTAAGAGTTTGTTAATTTTTGCCTCGATTTTACACATATTTGAACATTCTTTAAATATATTAGTTTTAACACTTCTCAAAAACCAATTACACTTTCCTCTTCTCACGTATTGTTTCAAAACTTCAATTTCATCTTCAGTAATAGCTTCTTTATCTTCTATTTCGGTTTCTTCTTTATGATAATTAATTATTTCATAATCAACAACTCGTCCAGTAGAGGTAGACTTATATCCTTTGATTTTAATAACACCACTATGATGTTTGATATGACATTCTTTACACAAAGGCATTAAATTATGTTTAATGTTTTGATGAAAATTGGTGAAAAACCCATCATCGTCGCTCATACTCTGGTAATTGATATGATGTGTATCAATAGCGTCTGTTTTGCAAATAGCACATTGTGACATATAAAGAGAATTATTGTATTTAGATCGCATAGGATTGGTTAATAAAGAATTATACCCGCTAATTTCTTTACGAATTGACTCAGCTGTTTTCATAAAATCAATTGGCATATCAAGTGTTTTACATACTTCAATACCATATGTATCAATACCTTTACCTTCTTTCAAAATTCTATCATATATTATCGTGTTGTTATCATCAACTGAAATATGAATATGATACACACCTATGTATTTTCCAATATGACTTTTTACAACTTTAATATCTGTTAGATCATGTAAGTGTGTAGCAAATATAAAACCTGCTTTATTTTTTATAAGAGATTCAATACCGGCAGCAACTATAGATAATGCGGATATAGCTTCAGTACCATTGCATATTTCATCTCCTAAAACCAAACTGTTTTTATTACATCTTTGAAGAATGTTACGTAGTTCTGTCATTTCAACTGTAAAACTACTCATTCCTTTGTAAATGTTATCCATTCCTGAAATTCGTGTAAAAATGTGTTTATACGGACTATATTCCATTGTTTGTGATGGAACAAACATACCACATTGTGCCATTACAACATTTAATCCAATAGACTTCATCAAAGTGCTCTTACCAGCTGCATTTATACCATATAACAACATTCCATTCTTATTTTCATAAGATAATTCAAAATCGTTACCAATATATTCTACAGAATCGTTGATTCTTTCTATTATAGGATGTCTAATACCTTTTGCTTTAATATAAGATGATTCGTTATCAACCACAGAAGGGCGATAATATCTATATTCATAAGCATTTTTTGCATTACAACAGGCAATATCAATATTAGTTATATTTTTTTTGAGACAATCGATTAAGTTTGAATATTTCTCTATAAAAGATGAAACAAACTCTTTATAATATTTAATAACACTATTTGATATATTGGATTGAATTTCATACATTTTTCTAGAGACGGTATTAATCTCATTATTAACTATTTTGACATTATTAGATGTTGCTAAAGATTTTGTTTGAAAGTCTTTCATAAATTCAGGATCTTGTTTTTTTGCTGTTTCAAATCTACGTTTTGTCATAATGATAAAATAACCATCTTTGTCTACATAGTCAATTTTACAAGCAGTTGCGTCACCATCGGCAAGGTTATTTATTTTTTTGTTAATTTGTAATATTACATTATAAGAAATGTTAAACTCGTCAACCAATGTGTCAATATCAGTATAGACTCCTTTCACAAAGATATTACCCTTAATATCGTTTGTATTATACTTACTAGCCTCGTCGATATTTAATATGTTTTGATAAAAATCTATCATATCTTTGTAATCTTGAATAGAATGATCATTGTAATATTTTTCAAGAATCGAAAGAGAATGTTCAATAGATGAATGAAATCCGTACCAATCACATGGTTGCATTTTTTGAATAAGCATTTTTCTTTTCAATCTTTCAAGATCAAGAATATTACAAAGATGTTTTGAAACATTTTGAAACTTTTTGTCATGTAGTAAAAACTCTATTTCATCATATCTTTTGTTCAATTCTGGAATACTGATGATAGGATTAAGGAGTCTATCTCTAAATGCTCTAGATCCAAAAGAAGTGTTACAACGATTGAGTATATCAACAAGTGGTTTATCATTTTGATGAACACTGATGATATTAAGCTGAACAGCACTATTGTATTCAATATTTAGGAAAGAAATGTCATTCAAAACTTCAGGATTGTTCAATTGTTTGATAATATCTGAATTATGTTCATAAGCAAACTGTAACAAACAGCATAATGCTATTCTTCCAAAATAGTATCTTTCAATATTAATACTTTCGCTAATTGAAAGCATGTTATTTTTAGAGAAAGCTTTTTCCAAAATTGAATTTTGATATGAAAGTTTTGTCATTTGACTAATATATTCATACTTATCCCATTTGTAATGTGTCAAAATATTACTTAAATTTAGATTTTTAAGAAGATATGACTTTTTATCATAATCGTAATGTTTATCAGATAGAAAGACGATCTCACATGGATTATAAGTGGTTAACAATCTGAAGACTTCATCGTTTGTAAATTCAGGATCCATGGGTTTAGATCCGGCTTCATAAACAAATGTATTACCTGTTGATAAGTCAATACCCGCAATTCCTGCAACTGGCAAGTTGTTATTATATTCATAATATACGACCATCATGAAATTATTTCTTTTATTCTCAACATTAATATTCATTCCGGGACTTAGAATTTCAGTAACCTTTCTCTGTGGTGATGGAGGGTCTGTAACTTGTTCAATAAGTACAATTGTATAATTATGATTCAGCAAAATATTTGTAAATTTTTTAATACTATGTACAGGAAATCCTGCCATTAAAGGATTGGAAATAGAAACATCCGCCAATGCCTTATTCTTTTTTGAAATTTGAATATTACATATATCAGCGATGTTATAGATGAATCCAGACGTATCATCTGTTATTGAATATACTTCATAGAAACTTCCCACTTGCATAAGTACTAGGCATTTCTCTCCATATTTTTCTTTATAGAGATTTGTATAATCAATATAATCGTCTATTATCATTTTTTGATGATATCAAAATCATATATTAATATATGTCTAAATCTTAAGTACATGTGATGTCTAAGTGTGATTATAAAAATAAAACATATTAAAAATATATCAATAAAAATATATTAAATAGTTATATAATGCGCGTGTTACAGATTTTTGTGGTATTTCTAACATCAATTGATTGTTTTATCAATAATGTTTTTATAAAAAACCATTGTTTTCATAATGGTCAAACAAAATTAAGAATGAATTATTTGGAAAGTATCGAAAATAATTCAACATATAATAGGACAAAATATTACCTTGCCCCAAGACCTGTTTTTTTGAAAAAACCAATATCACAAATATCATTCGACGAATTGTTCTTGCGAATTTTCAGTATTGATCATATATACATTTCTGGAAATTGTGATCGTGTTATTATATCTAAAGAAAATACAAAATTTGTATATTATATGAATTTCGAAGAAGATAAAGAAAAAATGGAATATTTTTTATCTATATTAGATGCAAATATTACAATTGTCAACGATTATCCAACTATGATGGATTCGCCTTCAGGCGAACTTTATTGCTCTCCTAATCCAAGAATCGCATCTATTGAAAATCTTAAAAGAGCTTTCGAAATCGAGTTTCCATTAGATAACATTAATGACTATGATGATAATGAATTGGAATAATGTTTTATACAAGTTCAGTAACATATTTATCACCATGAATTTTTAATTTATATTTATCTATTGTTTTTTGTTGTAGTTTATCATATGATATTATTCCTTCATTTAATTCACGCACATATCGCTTTGCATATGTTAAAGGGCTTTTAAGTTGATCTCTTTTTTTGTTTCTATTATCTTCTTTTTGATACCATGTTTTGAAGTTATGTCTTTTACGCTCTATAAGATTATTATATACAGGGTTTTCCTCACCAATATCTTCATATACATTTAATACATTCTCTTGATTGTCATTTTCATTATTATTGACTTGAACACCTTCATTAGCTTCATCATCTTCGTTTTGTTGTTGATCTTCATCTTCTTCTTCAATCACATGAAGATCACCTACAATAATTGGGTCTAACACACCGACATTTGCTCTATCTAAGAGTTCTTGATCAGGTGATATTTTTACTTGGGCTAATGCCACAGGATCTTGATAAATGATTTTGAGATACGATCTCATCATTATTTCAATAGAAGTTCTCATTCTCACTCTCATTAATTGTCTTTGTCTATTGTTGAATTTGGGGAAATAATACGAAACGAAAGCTGAACGAAAAGTATCAATGCCTAGATTTTTGTTTTTATATATTTCTGATAACCATGAACTGATAGTTCCAACAGATAGTTTGTTCATTTTACCAGTTTTAAAACAATCTCTGTTTACAAATAAATGCGGTCTAGGATATACCTTAAATGAATATTTAATCAAATTACACAACCTTATATTCAATTGGTTTATACCAGAACTGTTAAGAGTATATCGTATTGGTTTGTGTTTTTTCACAACTTCATTAAATACAAGAGTCACATTACAGTCATTTTTGACAACATCTGTTTTTCCATCAGGAATCAATACATAATTTTTACCTGTTTTGATTTCTTGAGTCTTTTTGATGATATCCATTTTATATTTTTCATTTCTACTTGGATAATCCCATGTATTCATCGCAACGGCTAATAGCAACATGTGTTTGTAAAACAAATCAGGATGATGTCTCTTTCCATCTTCACGAATTCCGTCATATTTTGAATCATTTAATAAGTCGTAATAGTCTTTTTCCAATTCGTCACATTTCTCAAGTATTTGTTCATATGGTATGAAATTTCTCATTTCTTGTCGAGTTTTGATTTTGTTCAAATCATCTGAAATATTCTCTAAATCTGTTATAGCAATTTGCAGTGCGGAGAATTTATATCGCAGTTCATGTTCTTCTTTCATTAACAGTTTGAGAATCCTTACCATAACTTTCAAATCTTTATTCAAAGTGGATAGAGAGTGTTTATTTGTATTGTGATATTTCAATATTTCATAAAACAACTGTCTATTTTCTTTAACGATCCATGATAAACTATCAGTATTATCATACTTTTTCAATGAAGGAAATGTTCTTGTGAAAAAACTGATTCTGTTAGCATAAACCTGTTCTGTTTCTTTAGAATTGGTCTTCTTACCTGTATACAAATTATAGTACTTCCCAGATTTGAAATCATCGAGAGAAATATCTACAAGTGCTTTTTTCCCACGAGTTATATCTAAATATTGAATATCGTTGTCCCATGCAATTTCTCCAGAATTGCCAATTTCTTTTAAATGATCTCTTAATTCAACAAAGTCTTCTTTAAGATTCCAATAGTTATCATCGTAAATTTTCTTTATCTTTGTTGAAAGAGCATCGTTTTTAATTTTCAATTCTTTATACTTGGAAACAATCTTATATTCTTCAACCCTTATTTGCTGTCCATCCATTGTGCCATGTCGATTGACATTTTGGGGTTTGAGACCGAAATTTGGCATACTATATCCTTTTTATTATTACAAAACAAATCATTTTTTACACATTTTAACATTTAAAACGCCGATTTTAAATGTCCAAAGGTGTAATACCTACTCACTTTTTTAAGCAGGTCTTAGGTCTCTATCATCTTTTCAGAGTTTAAACCTAAATTTTCTTTAAACAATTTCATTAATATGTTCCTTGAAGCGTTTTTATCCCTTTGCCAACATTTAGAACACTCGTTGTTCGAACAACGGACTACCTGATGACATTTCTTGTTGTTATTATCTTTTAGGTTGTAAACTACTTCTTTACATAAGGAACATTCTTTAGAAGTTCTATATTCATTTACTGATACGACTTTACAATTTTTATAACGTATCAAAGCGTCTCTTAATTTTTTATTTGGTGTTGATGGATGTTTCTTTATTATTCCTTGATTTTTTGACCAATCTCCGTAACCTACTAATGTTTTCTTATTTTTTGTTATATCTTTACACATTTGTGAAATTGTTTTTTTACTAAAACAGTAAGTTTTAAATTTCCATTTTTTATAAGGTTTTCCATTATAGAAATCTATCATTTTATCATAATTTTCATTATAGGTATCAAATGCTTCTTTATACTTTTCAATGTTTACAGTTTTGAATGATTTCAGGTTATTCATTACTTTCTGTATTTCTGGGTTTTGTTTTAATTGTCTTTTGTTCCATTCTAAATTATCAATTATTTTACTTTTCATTCTATATTCAGTTGAAGAACAATTTATAAATTCGTTATTTTGATCAACACCAGTATAAATTTGATTTATTCCAGGATCAATTCCGACATAACGATCAAAATTAATTTCATCAACTGTTTTATTATTTCTTGTTTTCTTAATATGGGTTTTACTTTCTAAATGTTTCTTATATCCTCCTTTGGTTACTTTACAACCACAAGAACATGTAATTTTATTTTCATCATCAACTTCAAATGTATCAAGATTTAATGACTTTTCTAATGTAATAGAAACACCATAACCATCTGTTAATATTTCATTATGGAAGGTTTTATTACAAGTTTCTACTTCATTTAAATTAAATAAGTCTCTCCATCCTAATTTTTTAAATTGTTCATCTTTTGTTGATTTAAGAATATCACTAAGACAAGAAGAACAGATTTTAATATAAGAATGAACAAATGATCATTTACATCAAATAGAAAAGAAGACGAATAACAAAATTATTATATTTTTTTATAATAGTCTTTTATAATAGTCTTGTCTCATTTTTCTTTTCGGTTGGTGTAATAACATTTTTAATAAGTAATTTTTTAAATGATTCATTTTTAGAGAAACGGTTTAATTTCATTTTAACTATATGAAATGATTTATTCTTATTCTCAATTTTACGTTTAGAAACATCAGACCGTTTATTAGTAGGAAAAACATCGTTTTCCATATTAGATAATGAAATAATGAAATAATGAAATAATGAAATAATGAAAACTATATCATTTTTTTATTAAAATGATTGCCATAAAGAAATATTCGGCGTTTTAAATGTTAAAAGGTGTAAAAAACATGTTTTGAACAATATATAAATAGAATTTACTAGAATTAATCATGCTATATGATCTTAATTTTGATACATGGCAATTTATTTTGAAATATTTGACATTTGATGATATCAGAAAACTATACAATACATCTATCTTCTTTCAAGATAAGGTGATTGATTATACACTAAAGGTTAAATTTATGACAATTAAAAATATAGAGCAAACCATTGAGGAAAGTCATTTTTCATTTGATACATTTTTCAAGTACATCATCAACATAGAGTGTGACAATTCCTTTGACGAAACTAATGCGTTAGTTTTCGAAAGTAACAATCCTGAAACGTATCAAACAATTCAAGTGTTTAAAATTCTACAGAGATTTGTCAAATTGAATAATAAAAGTCAATTCAAAAACAAAATAACAACCAGAATGATAAAGTTTTGTACACAATATTTGAAGCATAAATACAATCGATATGATATGACTTATATGATGTTTTTAAATTTACTAGTGTATCATAACGAGTGTGAATGGGAAAAAACCGAATGTAACATTTACAAAGTATATGAAGAATTACATTTTGAAAAAGACATTTCAACGTTTAATCAAGATGAACATTCGATAAAAATGATCAACATTTTGTTACAAAGAAACTGTTCAAAAGACAAACTGAATATTCTCAACAATGTTGTAAAGTATTAAAGACACCATATCTTTTTTGATATCCTTTTCGTTTCTCATATTTAGGATTTTTTCATGTTGTTTTTTTATGATTTCAACACTATTGAAAATATTGAAATATATATTGATCAAACAAGATGTTAGTTTAGGGTTGCAATGTTTTGATAAAATATAGTTTATTTCATTATTATTAAGTTTATTTACATATTCATCAATAAACAACACAATAGTTTCTGTAGAACAATGATTGTCATAACAGTTATTGAAGAATTTTTGTTGAAATTTCTCTAAAGGGTTGGATTTATAAGACAAATGTATTTGTTTTTTTGAGACCATATCATATAAAAGCATCTCGACATTTGCAATGAAAAAAAAGAATAATCATTTTTTTGAAATCTATGATAAGTATGTGCATTTTTATTGGTCTTTTAATTGAACAAGATTGGTAACAATATAATTATACAAAATATATTATATAATACATAGTCGTTAGTATGAATAACTTTTTGCAATTGAAACAGTAAATAGTCATATTTATAATTTTTGCATATGTTTTCAGTAAATTCATCGAATTCATTGTTTTCAAAATACTTTATACACAAATATTTTTTATTAAACAATTTTGATTGAGAAAAATTATCAGGAACATATTTTTGATAATATACCAATGTATGATTATAATTAAATATAAAACACACAATTGATAGTAAAATGATGTACCTAGAATAGTTCATATATTTTGATTGATGTATCATTATCATCATTTTTTCATATTTTCATGATAATATTTGTGTAGTATGTAACATTTGATGTAAACGTTATCCTTGAAAATCAAAAAATGATTTTTCCTATAATACAAGGATAAAAACGATTGCTTTCAATGTTGACACATATATTTCATGTTTCAGACATACATATACGAAATGGTGATATAAAACAATGTAGGTACGATGAATATTTGAATGTGTTCTTAAATTTGTTTGAATCTTTGAAAAACAACATATTAAGGTTGAAGCTAAAAAAAGACAATTTTGTAATAATTGTATCAGGTGATATATTTCATAATAAAAACAATATTGGAAATTACGGTCTTGTTCTTTATAAGAAATTCATCGAAGGTTTGACCAAAATAGGGAAAACAATATTATTTCATGGTAATCACGATAAAAATCAAAATGAAGTCGATCAACCTTCTCTTATTTCATCTACAATGGATATTAAGAACTTGATACTTCTCGAAAAAACAGGTTGTTTTTCAATCGAAGATATTTGCTTTTCATATGTAAGTGTCGATGATACACTTGACAATCTAAGAACAAATGGACGACTTGATGTTTTACCGACTTTCCCAGAGGAAGATGCTGTGTATAAGGTTGCGATGTTTCATGGAACATTTGGGAATGTCAAACTTTATAATGGAATGAGTGTAACAGACGAGCACAAACCTTATCCTTTCAAATGGATAAGTAATTTCGATTTTGCAATATTAGGTGATATACACTTGAGACAGCATGGAACTTATGGGAAAACGTTATGGGGGTATTCTGGTTCATTAATACAGCAAAACTATGGAGAAGATATTATAAATCACGGATATATGATATGGGATATTCGTAATAAAAAAATCGAAGAGATCAATGTTTCGAACAACATTGGAATGGTAAATATCAAAGAGGAAGATAATAGGATACTTATAAGAAATCGAGGGAAATATGAGAATATTGAAAATTACATCAATAATGATTTCTTTCCACAACATCTAGAAATAAAGGTATATTCGCCAATAAATATATCTCTTTTGATAGATATATTGAACAAACGAAAGATAACGTTCAATATCACAAGTCATATTGTTCATAAAAACCGAGAAAATATTGAATTTTCAAGAGGAATATATGATATTCAAGTGAATAAAGAGACGCTACTTGAATATTTCCATAAACATTTGACAGAAGAACAGCATATAATATTGGCAGATATTGTTAAAAACTATGACACGTTGTATTTCGACATTTCGAAATATCCAGATGAACTACAAGAAGATATATTAAAGAAAAACAAAGAAATATCAGGTTTTATTTCAAATTGTATTCAAAATGATGTCAAACAAAATTCACCATCCTTTGTAATTCAAAATGCTAAATGGAATAATATATATTGTTACAAAGGTGAAAATGAAATCAATTTCAATAATGCGATAAACAACACCTTTCTCATATCGGGAACAAATGGCACTGGTAAATCTGCGATATATGATATTATAACAATGGGAATATGGGGTGATGTGACATCATCCAGATCAGGGTCTATGACTCAATCTATTATAAATTTCAGTTGTAATAATGGATATATAGAAATATGTATTAAGTGTGAAGATAAAGAATATGTGATCAAACGGTATTATAAAAGGGGTCAAAATGTAATACTAAAAAAGGTTGATGTTTTATGTGATGGAAATATTTTCAAAAAGGACAATGCTGCGAATGAATTTATAAAGGCAAAGTTTGGAAATTTGGATGAATTTCTCACATCATCTATGATAACCCAATACAACGATAACGATATTCTCAAAATGAATTATAAAGAATGTATTTCAATAATAGATAATGCGATTGAGTTGGATTACATATATAACTTATATACTTTATTGAAATGTTGTTTAAATAAATACAAGGATCTTCACAAGACATTAATAAGTAAGAAAAATGTGTATGAAAAGATTCTAACTCGTGAAGAACAACAAGATGATATTGTAGAAATTGAACAACAGCTCGGTATATACTTGAAAAAAAAGGAAGAAATGGTAACAAAATATTATAATATTCATATACCAAATGATTGTGAAATGTCAATAGTTTCAGTGTCAAATTTACAAACAAAGTTATCTCAATATCCTGATGTCATAAGTAAGGAAAAGTATGAAAAAACAAAATTAAGTATTGAAAAACTTTATTACGATTTATCAAATTACACAGATGATAATATACGAGAAAATGCGGAGAAATTTGAAGATGGTATGATTATAGTAGAAAATATAGAAAAACCGTGTAATTTAGATTTTATAAGAGAAGAAGAGAAAGCTCTTGCAAATTGCAAGTTTGAGGAATGTGAAGTTGTGGAAAGTATTGAAGAGATTAAAGAGCGGATGGACAAGATTGGGAATGAAATAAATAGATTAAATGATATCAAACCAATTTATTGTGAAATGTCAAATTATAATGATGATGAAATTCAAAACTTGCTTATTGAATATTACGATACGAAGGAAACTGAAATACTGTTTCAATATTTCAAAAATGACAAAAGCAATGCAAGAATAGAGAAGAATTTGATCTATATAAAAGACTATAGGCGAAGTATTACATTGAAAGAAAAGGCTGAAAAGAAGAGGGAAAATCTTTTGAAGAAACAAGGGATTGAGGAGCAGAACTTGGAAGCATTGTATGACAAGTTCAATCATATGTATAGTTATAACAGGGGTAAACCATCATCATATTGTAAATTCAAATCATATAACAGTTTGATAAGAAATATTGAAAAAATAAACATAGAAAAAATAAGAGAGGATATACCAATAATTGAAAATAAAATAAAGGATTATGATATTTTGATGAAACAGAAGGAAGAAACCAAAACGAAATATTGTGATTTGAGGAGAGAATTGAACCATTTGGAAACAGATAAACAGTATGAGTATGACAAGAATTGTAAATTCTGTTGTAATAGACCATGGGTGAAACGGATAGTAGAGATCAATAATACACTTCAAACAATACAAGAAGAAATCGCAGGTTTGGAAGAAAAGGCATTCAATTATGAAATCAAAAAGAAGGAATTTGATTATTTAAAAGAAAGAGAAAGAGAGTATGAAGTTTTGACAGAATGGAAAGAATATTACTATTTCACTAATGAAGTTGATAAAATACAGAATAGTATTACAAAATGTAAGAATACAATTATTAAATACAAAAACCTTATAGATCAAATTGATCTTGATATTGATACAAATAAAAGAGTAATAGATGAGTTTATAAGGCAATCATCTATAATATATAAGTGTGTACAGGACAATAAGAAGAGTATAATATACGAGAACTGGAGGAAAGAATATTGGCGAAACCAGTGTTTGAAGAGCGAAGTTGAAAATGTGTATGAAAAATACTATGAGAAAACGATTTTAAAACCAAGATATGATAAGCTTATTGATCTAAATCGCAAGTATCAGGAATGGCAGGAAAAGGAGGACATAAATTTGTGTGTAAAAGCACACGAATATATGATAATGAAGGAGGAATTAAATCTGTATGAAGGAAAGCAGAGGTTGTTGGAAAGCATACAAATACGATTGAAGATTGAAGAAAAAAATATGATGAAGGAACAAATTGATTTGTTGGAGAGGGATATATGTTTATATAGGGATCGTGTAGCGAAGGCACGAACGATACAGGAATATCAAGATCAAAATAATAATGAATATACGATATACAATGATTTATGTATGAAAGTATTGGATACCAAAACAGTGATAGAAACCATTATAGAGAAATTCAAAACATATAGGGTTGATTTATATAACAATTACATTTTGAAAGGTTTAGTAGCAGAAGCAAATAGATTTATCAAGACGACGTGTCATGATAATACAAAGGCATTTGAACTTGAATACAATATAACTGATGTAAAGGATAATATTCATATAAATTGGATGATAAAAACGAAAGATGGAGTGAATAGTACAAATCAAGCGTCTGGTTTTCAAAGATTTGTAATATCATTGGCGTTAAGAATGAGTTTATTTACAAAAAGAAGATGTCAACAAATATTTTTCGATGAAGGATTTACAGCATGTGATAAAAACAATTTATCAATAGTGCCAGCATTTTTGAAAGGATTATTAAAAATATTTGAGTCGGTGATAGTTGTATCACATATAGACATAATTCAGGATAGTATGGATATAATATCAAGGATAGAATATGATAAAAAAAGGGGGTCTTATATAAAATGTTAAGAGACTAAATTAATGATTATTTTTGAAATCTTCTTTTTCTTGTTTTGACATATTTGACCATTTTTCAGCTGCCATTGGAAGCAGTTGTTTAGGAGAAATATTAGGGTTTTCTTTTTTAAGTTTTTCAATTTGTATTTTAACAAATTTGTTGTAGGCAGTGGGTTGTCTTTTTACTTTAAGATTACCATCTTTATCTGTTTTCGGTTTATTAGCGGGACGTCCACGTTTTTTTGGCTCATCATCATCATCATCATCTTCTGAGAGAGGTTCTTGAATATTTTCTTTTTGTTGATGAACATTATAAGAAATCGTAAGGGCCTCAATCATTTCATCAAGAGAGAGTTCTTTTGTATTTTTATTGATAATATTTGAAAAACTATTAACAACAAGAGAGTTGTTGGTCATAATTAATTTTATAATCAAGTTGTTGATTTGATTTTATATGTATTATTTTAAAAAAAGATTAATCATTTTTTTATCAAAAAGAACAATTTAGATAAAAATAATATTTAATATAGATAAAGATGATTGAACTAACACAGAGGGATAGTGTTGCTGTATCAAAATATAGTGTCTATGTTTCAAGATTAAGAAATGTGTTTCAAGGAACATCAATGGGGATGGCATTAATAGGTTTTTCGCAATCCACATTAATAGAAAAGATAGAAAGTAAAAAGTATTTTTTAGGGATAGGTGTAAGTATAATCATAATAACCTTTTTATACGGGCTAGATAATGTAACAGATTATGAACAATATGTATATAAATATGGAATAAACGATAGTGTAGTAATATTGGACGGTAAGTCAGTGTATAACGACATACTTTTATACAAGGGGATGTTAGTATTATTATTGATAATATTATTAATGATAATGTTCAACATATTGTTTTAAGAAAGGGAAAGTGTACAAAGGGAGGCTAGTGAGGAACAAAGCGGAAGGGATGGGTTGTCTGGATCTGCCTAATGGTGAGCAATATAAGGGACAGTTTTCGAATAACATGAGAAACGGATATGGTATATACA